TCCCATCTCCTCCAGGTAGACAAGCTACCGTCAGCCCGCTAGGCTGACCCATCGGCTTTTCGACTTGAAGCAGCCGCGCTTCACACTGGTGTCGAAGTTGATACCAAAGTTGTCACCAAAAAGGTGCAATAATGGATCACTTTCGACTACAGTAAGGCATGTGTCTTCCTGTAGCCGGAATACTTCGCACTCGGGCACCAATGGTTTCGGAACCAAACGCACAGACAGCGTTCGACGTCCTGTCGCGTGGGGATAAAGATTTTCCTCATACGACAGAGGGCGCGAACCACTGAATGTACAGCGGTAACCGTAGCCTCGGATGGCTCGCCAGTTTGGAGACTCATCTCCACATTCGTCCACTCGAGAGTAGGAATACTGTAAGTCTTCCAATCCACGAAATCTGTTCGACGCGTTGTCAACAGATCCAGCGGAAACGGAAGAATTGCAAATTCCCCCTCGTTTGTTACGCATGTGTTGGTGAATTCCCCAACTGTTGAGACAGGCAAGAGCGTTTCCATGTATATCATCCTTCTTTTTAGATGGTTGGTAAACAAGCCTCTTTTGCTTCCAACACTGAAGATCACGATCGAATCGTAGATCCGTAGTGAAAAGATAGCTAAAGAAGGCTACCCCAGGCCCATATACGCGGGCTTTAGGGATGGTGCGTCTCACCACTCGAGTGACCATAGAACGTATAGCCTCGGCAACTACCCACATACCTCTTCGATAGAAGAGGTCTGAAGTAGCGACCCAGGACATTACTTCCGATGGTCCCCAGTCGCGTGAGTCGTCATGCGGCACTCTACGGGCGTAAACTGGATTAACAGCAACGCCTTTAAAGTAATCCGCACCACAAGACTCTCTAAAGTTTCCTTTGGAGAAAGACTTGTTGACGTTAACCTTGAGAGCGAAACTCTCTAGGAAACTCACGACAACGTCCGTATACTCCACGGGGACAATGATATCATCCCCGTAGATGGCGATCTTACGCGAATAAGAGCGTATAGACCGAGAACTCGGACGTCTACTGTCGAGCAGGTGCATGGCACATTGCACAAGGGTATAAAAAACCATTGCTTCCACGGGAAAGCACAAAGCTGATCCCATAGAAGCATACTTGTACAATACTATGTTCCTGCCGTCAGGCAGAAGGGCATGTAACGAACGCGCATCCTCGAGGTATTCGAGAAGGCCTGAGTTCTTAAAGATACGTTGAACAAGGTGCAAGTGCACCCGATCAGACGCATCTTTCAGGTCCAGAGTACTGGTTCGTTTATCGATACTGCCCTGGTGTGCGAGTGACTGATTAAAATCCTGCCGCGTGAAGCGGATGGAATTTTTAGTCAGGCAATGAGTCTCAAGTACTTTATACGCATAATCTTTGACAGATTGTTGCGTATACTGCATATGAGAAGGCTCAATAGCAATCACTCGTGGCGTTAACTGGGTCTTTGGAACAAAGACGACACGAACGGGGACTTCGTCCTTAATTCGTATCATCTCTGGACCGCGGACACCAGTTGCTAATTCCCCTATACCACTGGCCTCTAATGCGTACCCATAGTTAGGGTAGCAATGGAGATCAGAGGGGAACAAGAACTCCGAACGCCGGTTCCAATAGCGAAGTTCATTTCTCTCATTGAGAGAAAATCGCTCTGCTGTGGCACCGGGCCCATGATGACAAACGAGGTCAAGGGGATCGATCTCAGGGAAAACCTGAGACCACAAGATCCCCGATACTTCGTCGAGAATTTTACATTCTCTCTCAACTTGAGACGTCATCTGGCGGAGTTCCGCCTCTACATCCACAAAATGCTGGATTGCCTTCCTGTTATACTTAGGTTGGCACTCGATGAAGAGCTTCTTGAAGAAGCGCGTCACCTGCCGGATATAAAAGAAAACATCCGGGTCCGCATCTGGGCGTAGAACACCCATCTCATCGAACACTCTACTGAAGAAACCTCCCATAAAACGGGGGAGCCTTCCATGTCTCGAGAAATTCGAAGGACATGAGAGTAGCCCACTTTCGACGCCTTGTTCAAGGGCGTCGCACAGAGTGGGGAGGGTTATCGTCAAAAACGACAACCCTTCGTGTTCAACACGACGTCGCAGGGTAGCGACGTCACGTTCTACGGACAAGTCTAGGTCCAAACTTGCTTGACGCAAGATGGCCTCGACGAGCATGATCGGTCTTTTCACTGTAACCTCCATTTTGATGGTGGAAACAGGACCGTCTAATGCTGCTCCGCTTTCGCAAAAGATATCTGCAACGTCAACGAAGAATATTCGTGTGACGATAGAGGATGAGGCCGGCTGCGATACCGACGAGCAAGCAGAGACAAACTGCTAGCAAAGTCTGTGTCGACATCAGAACTCACCTCCGAGTACTTTGTTGTAATTGGCCGAAGAAAGCCAAGTCTTCAAAGCATCGATCAGATATCCGATCTCCGCATCCG